GTTCTAAAGCTGGTAAATATAATACAATGAGTTACATAAATTCAAAAGGAGAAAAGGTAGAATTTAGTAAAGGTAGTTTAATATACTTTCCAGACAAATTAATAGATTAATTATTAAGGGAGAAAAAAGTGGCTGTTGTAAAGAAAAAGAAGAAAGGGAGCAGTAAGGGTAAGAAAAAAGAATCTAATCCTAATAGCGTATTCAATACTATGCTCAGAGAAGCTGATGCTCTTAATATAACCGAAACAGAAAAAAGGTTTCAGAAGATTCTTGATGCTAGAAAAGGAAAGATTGTTAAAGCAGATCCATTGATAGAATTTATTACCTCAAATACCAATAGAGTTAAAAACGAAGGATATAAAACTAAAGAGAATGAATTTACTTTCAGAGATGGTAAGGCTGTTAAACGCAATACAGATTACCACATACATTATACAAATGACTTAAATGAGTGGTATATGACAGGCACTCAACACGTCCGTAGTAGTAAGATTATTAACAGAGTAAAAAATAATACAGATTTTCAAAGATATAATTTGTTAAATAAACAATCTAAATTGTCAATCCCATCTTCAAGAATTACTCCTACTGCAAAGGAAATTAAAGCCGGTGTTATGAAAAGATACTTTGCAAAAAAAACTAATGATTCAAGTTCTGCTGTTTTTGAAATATCGAAAGGTTATTTTCAAAGTTCTCCATTATATGATTATGCTGGAATTAGTTGGTCAATTGCAGGACCAAAAAGTCAAGTAGAAAGATATAATAGATTTCAAATAAATTTAGCATCTAAAACGATACCATCGATATTAAAACTTCTTAGTCCATTTGATATGTATAGAAAGAATGAGAGCGCTAATCCAAAAGAATCTGTTTTAGAAAGATTAAATATAAAAGATCCGTCTGAGTTAACTGCTTTAGAATTTTTTGCTCAAAATAGAACAAAGCCTAAGAAAAGTAGTAAATCCAAATCGAAATCTAAGAAAAAAAGTCTTGGTGGTGCGGGAGATTCATATAGAAGCACTGCTGCTTCAACTGCTGGTTCAAGCGGTGGTTCAAGCGGAGGCTCAAGCGGAGGTTCGTCTGGTGGTTCAAGCGGAGGTTCATCCGGCGGTGGATATTAATTTACATTTTGGTATATTAATTTAATATATATTATCAAATAAAAGGTTATATAAATGAAAAGTCAAGTCTTAGATAAAGGCTTTGTTGAGGTTGTGGATTCATTGGGAAATGATTTAACAGTCGTCAATTCAGCTCGTGTATCATTCGGTAAGAGAAAAGAAACATTCGATAAGTCAGATGAGAGGTTGGTTAGGTATTTAGCTAAATACAAACATTACTCTCCATTCAGACATCTACAGGTTCAGTTCCACATCAAAGCACCAGAATTCGTAATGAGACAATGGTATAAACACGTTGTCGGTATAGAAACCACATCCAACTCAGCTACTAAAGATCATGCTTGGAATGAAATCAGCGGTAGGTATGTGCCAGTTGAGGATTACTATGAGCCGTCAGTTTGGAGAAAACAATCCGATGATAATAAACAAGCATCAGAGGGTGTGTTAGACGACCTACAACAAAAAAGAATGAACGATGCTTATAATGATTTGATGAGAAAAGTTAGAATGACTTATGACAAGATGGTAGAAGCTGGTATGGCTAAAGAACAGGCAAGAATAATCCTACCATTGAATCAGTATACAGAAGTATATTGGACAGCATCCTTTCAAGCCATCATGAACTTCATAGAGCTAAGAGATGAGCCTACATCACAATGGGAAATACAACAATATGCTAAGGTTATGAAAGAGCTGATGTTTGATGTCTATCCAAAAACAACAGAAATATGGAGTAAGTTGTATTGGTAATAGTAGAATCAAATGATGAGTGGAATGGTTTTAAAAAGGTATTTAAAAAAGAAAGTTCAATATTACTTCCTGTTCAATGTGATGAGAGTAAACATCCCGTGGATAGTAAGTTATGTTTATTTTATGTAAGATTTTTAGATAGCTTAGAAGAATACATACTGCCCTTCAGACATTCAGATGCGGTAAATTTAAATACTGATTACATCAAAGAGTTACAGGCGGATAAGGATGTCTATACTTATGATAAGAAGAAACTGCTACATTTCATAGACTTAAAAGGTGTGCATGACCTACAGATGAAAAGTTATTTGGAAACTAATCAACCACTTATAATTGAAGATAGCATTACACCAACGCATGAATACTTTTATAGAACGCATTATAAGAAATCTAATTTAAATTGTGTAATACCTATAATGAAACATCTTGAAGCTAATAGAATAATAGTAGATAGAATTAAGTTAGGTGCTCTGATGGGTAATAAGCATACTGAACCTGTATTCAAAACTTATAACTTCAATGTATTGGAGAATTTGCAAAAGATAGAAAGTAATGGGTTGCAGACAACAGATGGTATGGTGTATTCAGAATACAATCCATATACTGCTACAGGCCGCCCATCCAATAGATTCGGTGGTATGAACTTTGCTGCTCTCAATAAAAAAGATGGTAGTAGAAAGAAGTTTGTAAGTAGATATGGCAAAGATGGTATGTTAATTGAGATGGATTATGACGCTTATCACCTAAGATTGATTGCAGATGTGATAGATTATCAATTTCCAAAGGGCTCTGTTCACCAACATATGGCTAAACTATATGGAGTGGATTATAATGAAGCAAAAGGATTATCATTTCAGTATCTATACGGACATATACCTGACGAGGTTATAAATAACAATCCGTTCTTTAAAAAGGTTCAAAAATATATAGATAAGGTTTGGAAGGGTTATAAATCGAATAATTTCATAGAATCTGATATTTATAGTAAGAGGATATACAAAAAGAACCTATCTGATATGAATAAGAACAAAGTATTTAACTATCTTATTCAGCTGATGGAGACAGAGAGCAATATGAGTATGCTTACAGAACTAATACCTAAACTAAAAGGTTATAAGAGTAAGTTAGTTCTGTATAGCTACGACTCATTTTTGTTCGATTTTCATATGAAAGATGGGTTGGATTTTATTAGAATGGTAAAGGGTATCATCGAAAGAGATGGTAAATATCCTGTGAAAGTAGCAAAGGGATGGAATTACCACAAAATGAAAGATATAACGAGGAACTTTAAATGATTACAGATTTAAGAGAAATATTAACAGAGTGGTCTTATCGAACACATGATGGTATACCTGATGTAAATAATAATGCTAAGTTAATACTATTAGAGAACATACTAAAAGAGTATGGTTGGAGCAGAGAGGCGAGAGATGAGTTGCTAAATAATTTGATGACAGAAGATTGGTGGTCAGATTACACACCAGCCCAACAAGCTCAATATATTAAAGACCATCCTGGCTCACAAAAAGCACAAGACGCTAAAGAAAAAGAAAAAGAAGATGATGACGATGAAGAAAAACCAAAAGAAAAGGGTGATGATAAAAAAACCTCAGAAAAAGTTATTGACGACTTAACTACCGATGATGGAAAAGCTTTAAATGATAGACAAAAAGCTAGTATAAAGGATAGTCAAAAAACCACATTAGATTATTTAAGATCTCCTATAGATGATGCGGGTAGAGAAAAGGGGATGAAAGGAAAGAAAATATCAGAAGAGACTCACAGAGCTCATATAAGAGCTGCTGATACATTAGAAGATATATGGGCAGGTAAAGAAGTATCTGATGAAGATAAAGAACATCTATCTAATTGGGTTGCTGTAGTTGAACCAAGTCAAGGCAAACCAAATATGTGGAGAATCTATATTGCTAGAGAGCCAGGTAAAGATGGAAAGGGTAATTTTAATAGGTTAAGAGGAATGCCTGCTGATAAGCTAGGTGGAAAGAATGGATTTGGCGACAATCAGCAAGGTAAAGTTATGCAAAGTTGGATGCAAGCAAATGGAATCAGAACTGTAAGAACTTCTACTTATGCTGGTAAATTAACTACTCCTAATCAAATGTTCTCTAAAGATGGTAAAGTAAAGAAGATAAAACAAATACCAAAAGAAAATGTAAAAAGAAATAATGATGGAAAAGTCAAAAGTGTGAAATTATCAGAAGGCTTGACATTAACAAGAGTGCCAAAAAAAGAAAATGAAACAGATAGAGAAAGAAAGAAGAGAGAGCAAAATAATGCACAGATAGATGAATATGGTTCACTAATTGAGAAAGGTGAATTAGAATTCATTGATATGGACAGCGGTGTCAATCCAGACTCTGCTGAAAATAGAAAGCAGATTATACAAGAAGGATTACTTGGAGTTTCTAAAAGATTAGATGAATTAGGTAACAGACCAATTGCTGGTGTTCCTGAAGGTCCTAATAACCCTCCGCCGGTTGATGCAGCTGCAACAGATATTATAAATAAAATGAAAGATTTATCAGAAAAAGATCCAAATGAAAATCCTAAAGAGTGGAAAGAAGAATTAGATAAGGTTATGGCAGAATTAGCAGAACACGAACAATTAGGAAAATCCTTTGCTAATATAGCTGAACTTTATTCCGCTATAAAAACAATGCACGGAGATGGTAAGGGAACAGAAGCAGGAGCCGCAGCTTTTTTGCCTGAAAGCACAACTTTGGAAACTGTAGATGTTCTTGTTGTTAATCAAAGTGGAGAGGGAAAAAATAAAATAGTTACTATAGATGGTCTTAGTGTTAAAAAAGGTGATGGTGGTGCTAGTCAATTAACTGCTAAAGCAAGAAAAAGTGGTTTTAAAAAAGTAGGAAATTTATCATCCGAGCAGGTTAAGGAAAAGACAATTGCTCTATCTAAAAAGCACGAAGGAATATATGATAACGATGATGTTTTTAATGAAAGTCCGCCAAGCAAAGAAAGTATCCAAAAAGAAACAGAACATCAAGAAAAAACACAAAATGAAATAAAAGAATCAGCAAAAGAGTTGGGTGTAGATCCTGAATATATTGATTACATTGAAAAGAAAATGAACGAAAGAAAAAAAGGAAAGCCCTCGCAAATAGAATCTGCTGTAGCTGGAATAATGAAAATTAGAAAAGAGCAGAACTTACCGGTGGGTCCTGAAATAGAAGCTATGATGACAAAAAGAATGCAGAGCTACTACTTATATCAAGCTATGAGTCATAGAGCATACAATCAAAATTTAGAATCTCAATACTTTGGAAATGATAGCTACAGTGTTAAAAATGGAAAGATAGCTATTTCTGAATCAGATGGGGTTGATAAAATAGCTTGGCCTAAATTTGAATTTAATTTAGGATTTTCTGCAACTGGTAGAAGTGCTAATGCTGGCGGCGGTAGATTCCAAAACTCTGATGTTGGTGAACCTGCATTTAAAAAATGGGCACCCGCTTAGTATGAAAACTCAACTACTCTGCACATTCACCCCTAAGAATATCTTAGATGATACATTAGAAATTATCATAGCATGCAATGATATACTCTATAGTAAGATTTATGTATTTGAAAATGGTAACGATATGTCGCAGTTAATTTGCACGTATAATGTTGAGTATGATCCTGATAATCATCCCGAAGATATTCAAAATACTATTTCCCTTCATAGAAAAAAGCAGAGTAATACTCTTTACACAATCAATGCACTTAACGAAGTCATCAGAGAGCTTAATGGCGGTGTATTAGATAAAAGATTTCCTATTCCGTGGGATGAATATTACAACAGTCTATTGCTCACAAATGATACGGGACTTAACAGAATACCTACTAAGATACATTCTATAATAGATGTAAATAAATGGGAAAATAAATAAAATAAAATTGTATTTCACTATTACATGTGATATATATTAATGGTTACGATGAGTGTAACTAACAAATAACAAATAAACAATAAAATAAGGAGAGTAAATAATGGATATTAATTCTATTCGTAAGCGTCTTAATCAATTACAAACCACAAACAATAGGACTTCAAATCTTTGGAAACCGCAACCTGGTAAACAGGTTATTCGTGTTTTGCCATATAAGCATAATAAGGATAATCCGTTCATTGAGTTGTTCTTCCATTTTGGTTTGAATAACAAAACCTATTTATCACCAATCACATTTGGTCGTCCTGATCCGATTGAAGAGTTTGCTCAAAAACTTAAAACAAGCGGAAACAGAGAAGAGTATCAGATGGCTCGTAAATTGGAAGCTAAGATGAGAACCTTTGCTCCAGTAATCGTTCGTGGTGAAGAAACACAAGGTGTTCGCTTTTGGGGTTTTGGTAAGACAGTTTATCAAGAATTACTTTCAGTAATCGCAGATCCAGACTATGGTGATATTACAGACGCAGTAAGTGGTCGTGATATTTCAGTAGAGTTCATTACTGCTGAAGAAAGTGGTGCTTCTTTTCCTAAGACTTCAATCCGTGTTAAACCTAATCAGAATCCAATTGTGGAAGATAAGGCACAGATGGAGAATATGTTAGAAAATCAGAAGGATATTACTGAGTTATATCAGGAACTATCTTATGAAGAACTAACAGGTGTTCTGAATACTTGGTTAAATCCAGATGATGCAGAAACAACTGAGGATAAGAAAGAAACTGCTCCTAAATCAGTAGTAGCAGCTTCCGCAGCAAATTCTAATGTTGAAGATGCTAGTGCTGCTTTTGACGATCTATTCAATAAGTAAATAAAGTGTAGTGGGTGTTGAAGCCAACACTAATAAAACCGAGTGTGTGCATCCAATATTGGAACATAAAGCCGGACACACCCACTATTTAATTAGGAGAAATATATGTCAGTTAAAGACGATTTAGCTGGAGTTCTCGCCGACTCTCTAAATAAAAAGTTCAAAGATTATAAGGTTGCATACTTCTTAGATGGCGCACAAGAAACACCAACAGATATCAAAGAGTTCATTTCAACAGGTTCAACAATGTTAGACTTAGCAATTTCAAATCGCCCTAATGGTGGTATTGCAGTTGGTAGGATTACAGAACTGAATGGATTAGAAAGTAGTGGTAAATCATTAGTTGGTGCTCATCTGCTTGCAGAGACACAAAGAAAGAATGGTGTCGCTGTCTATATAGATACAGAAACAGCAGTAAGTGAAGAATTCTTAGGTGTTATAGGTGTTGATATGAATAAGATGTTATATCTACATTTAGAAACTATCGAAGATATCTTTGAGGCTATAGAAGAAATAGTAACTAAAGTAAGAGAATCAGATAAGAATAGGTTAGTAACTATCTTAGTAGATTCGTTGGCAGCTGCCACAACTAAGGTTGAGTTAGATGCTGACTTTGATAAAGATGGATGGGCTACTTCAAAGGCTATCATCATATCAAAGGCTATGAGAAAGATTACTCAAATGATTGGTAGACAAAGAGTTGCTTTGGTATTTACAAATCAATTGAGAGTAAAGTTAGGTGCTATGTTCGGTGATCCTTATACCACATCAGGTGGTAAGGCTCTTCCATTTCATGCATCAACTCGTGTAAGACTAAAGAACAAAGGTCAGATAAAAGATGCTAAGAAGAATGTTATTGGCATGACTATTCTGGCACAGGTAATCAAAAATCGTTTAGGTCCTCCACTCAGAAAAGCAGAGTTTCCGCTCTACTTTGAAAGTGGTGTAGATGATGAGGGTAGTTGGTTACAAGTTCTAAAAGAACATAAGATTGCTAAGGTTGGTGGCGCTTGGTATACAATGGATGACCATAATGGTAAAGAGATTAAATTTCAATCTAAAGAATGGGCTACTATGCTTGAAGATGAAGAATTTAAAGCTCATTGTTATCAGATGATTTGTGATAAGGTTATACTAAAATACACCAAAGCTGATTTAGGAATTGATGATGTAGAGATAACTAATGAGGTTTTAGGTGACTAATGCCAAATACTTATCTATACTTGAAGAAATAAAGAACAAAGGTGGCGATACAGCATCAGAAACTGCTGATGATAAGGTATTGATTATAGATGGCTTAAACACTTTTATAAGATGTTTTAGTGCTATACCAACTCTCAATGATGACGGTGCTCATGTTGGGGGAATAGTTGGTTTTCTAAGGTCAGTTGGATACGCTATAAGGACTATTAGACCTACCCGAACTGTCATAGTATTTGATGGTAAAGGTGGGTCTAACCGCCGTAAGAAAGTATTTCCTCAGTATAAAGCTGGTAGGAATATGTCGGAAAGGTTAAATCGTTCTTATGACTTCAACAATAAAGAAGATGAACACGAATCAATGATTATGCAATTAACGAGAGTTATTGACTATTTAGATTATTTACCCGTTACCACAATTACTATTCAAAATATAGAAGCTGATGATACAATGGCTTATGTTACTAAGCAGATTCTAACGACATCTAAGGTAGTTCTAATGTCTACAGACAAAGACTTTCTTCAATTAGTAAATCACAGAGTATCAGTTTGGTCTCCTACAAAAAAGAAGATGTATGATCCTCCAAAAGTTTTAGAAGACTATGGGATACCATCTCATAACTTTGCTGTCTATAGATCTATAGATGGCGACAAGTCTGATAATATAAATGGTGTTCGTGGTTGGGGATTGAAAACTATTCAAAAAAAGATTCCTCTTTTACTCGAAGATAAGATACTTACTATAGAGGACGTTATCAAAGAAGATGAAAAGCTCAAAGAAAATGAAGAAATATTAAAGAGAAATTATCTGCTGATGCAATTAGAAGAAGTAGATATCAGCACTTCTGCTAAAACCAAAATCTTAGATAAAATTAGAGAGCCTATAAATAGATTAAACAAAATGCAGTTTCAGAAAAAATTCATAGAAGATAGATTGTTTGCTACATTACCAAATATGGAGAGTTGGCTGGTTCAATGCTTTGCAAAACTAAATCAGATGGCTGAGGGAACGTATGGGAAGAAAGAGAAAGTATAGTTCAGAGGCAGATAGAAAAGCTGCACAGAGAAAGTGGTCTATGGAATATTACCGTAGAAACAGAGCAGTTCTCCAAGCAAAAGCCAGAGAACGTTATCGTAAGAAAAAACAAATGGAAATAAAAGAAAGAAAAATGAAGGAATTGTATGGCGAGTGAAAATTTTAATCAGTTTGGTCCAACATTTCAATCGAAGATAATCTCATCTTTGCTAACAGATAATAAATTCATACAGACAATAAGCGATATATTAGAACCTAAGTTTTTTGATTCTGATGCTAACAAATGGTTAACTAAACAAGTCAGTAAATACTTTTATGAGTTTAGAAAAGCTCCTACATTAGAAGTTCTAAAGATAAAAATCAATCAGATGGATGATGATATACTAAAGGTTTCTGTTATAGAAAATCTGAAAGAAGCTTGGAGAAATATAGAGGCTACTGATTTGGAGTTTGTAAAGCAGGAGACTTTAGGTTTCTGTAAGAACCAGGTTCTTAAAGGTGCTATTATAGAGTCTATAGATTTATTAGAACAAAAGAACTATGACGAGATAAAAGTCAAAATCGATGAGGCTATGAAGGCTGGTAGCGAAAGAGATTTAGGTCACGACTACATCATTTCATTGGATGCTAGATTAAATGAGTCTGTCAGAGCAACTATGCCAACTCCGTGGGAAGCAGTAAGTAATGTAATGGATGGTGGATTGGCTGGTGGTGAGTTAGGAGTATTAGTTGCTCCTGCTGGTATAGGTAAGAGTTGGTGTCTACAATCATTAGGTGCTCATTTAGTAAAGCAGGGTAAAACTGTTGTTCATTACACTTTAGAATTAAATGAGAGTTATGTTGGTTTAAGGTATGATACTGTGTTTAGTGGTGTTACTACTTCTAATATTAAGTTCTATCAAGATGATGTGCAAAAAGTTATAGATACGCTTACCGGTAAATTGATAATTAAATATTATCCAACCAGAGCCGCTTCGGTGAACACATTGGCTGCTCATCTAAAACAGATGGAGATACAGGAAATAAAACCTGATGTGGTTATTGTGGATTATGCTGATATTCTAAAACCAACTACATTCTATAAAGAGAAGAGGCATGCTACTGGTGAGACATATGAAAATCTTCGTGGTATGGCCGGTGAGTTTGATATTCCTGTATGGACTGCTTCTCAAGCAAATAGAAGTTCGTTAGAAGAAGAAGTGATTGATGCTAGTAAGGTTTCAGAAGATTATTCTAAGGTTATGACAGCAGATTTTGTTATGTCTGTAAGTCGTAAGGTAGAGGATAAGATTGCAAATACAGGTAGGTTTCACGTAATTAAGAATAGGTTTGGTGTTGATGGAATTACATTTCCAGCTAGTATTAATACGAACACAGGCTTAATACAAGTGCATGAGGCTTCTACTGTTAGCGGTAAGGTTGCTCAAGGTAAGATGGATAACTCTGAAGAATATTTGCGTAAAACTTTATCTCAGAAATATAATGATATGGGCGGATTTGAGTAAATAAGATCTTGTATATATTATATTTAATATAGTGGAAGGTAAAATAAAATAATTAAGATAAGGGAAAAACTATGGAAAAATTTACATTAACGGATACATTTATAAATAAATACAAAAGAAAAAAAGCTCCGTTTGGTTTTAATGGTTTAGGTGAATTGGTTTATATGAGAACATATTCAAGAATTAAACCAGATGGTAAGAATGAACGTTGGTGGGAAACTGTTCAACGAGTCGTAGAGGGAACATACTCTATGCAAAAGAATCACATTGATTCACATCAATTAGGGTGGAATCCGTGGCAAGCTCAAAAGTCTGCACAGGATATGTATGAGCGAATATTCACTATGAAGTTTTTGCCACCAGGTCGTGGACTTTGGGCTATGGGAACTGCCATAACCGAAGAACGAGGCTTATACGCTGCCCTTAATAATTGTGCTTTCGTATCAACAAAAACAATCAAAGAAGATTATGCTAAACCTTTCTGTTTCCTTATGGATGCTAGTATGTTAGGAGTGGGTGTAGGATTTGATTGTAAGGGTGCTGGAGAGATTGTCGTAAAAGGTATTAATGCAGATAGAGAAGAAACTACATTTGAGGTGCCTGATGACAGAGAAGGTTGGGTTGAATCATTAAAGGTTCTTTTAGAAAGTTATTTTCACGGAACTGCTTCAGTAAAATTCGATTATAGTAAAGTCAGAGCAGCCGGTGAACCAATAAGTGGCTTCGGTGGCGTATCAAGCGGTCACGAACCTTTAGCAGAGGTGCATGAAAGTATAAGAGAAGTATTGGAAAGTAACAGTGGAGAGCCAATAACAATTACAACTATCGTAGACATAATGAATCTTATTGGTAAATGTGTTGTAGCTGGTAATGTAAGAAGAACAGCAGAGATTGTATTTGGTGCGCCAGATTCAGACGAATACTTAGATTTAAAAAATTATAAAGTTAACCCACATAGGGAGACATATGGATGGACATCTAATAATAGTATATTTGCGGAATTGGGTATGGATTATACTGCCGCTGCCGAACGAATTGGCGATAATGGTGAGCCTGGTTTTGCTTGGCTAGATAATATGAGAAAATATTCTCGCATGAAGAATGGTGGAGATAACAAAGACCATAGAGTTATGGGTGGTAATCCTTGCTTAGAACAATCATTGGAATCATATGAGTTATGCTGTTTAGTAGAAACATTTCCCGATAACCACGATTCATTAGAGGATTATCAGAGAACACTAAAATATGCTTACTTATATGCAAAGACAGTAACATTAGGTAGAACTCATTGGAGTGATACAAATCGTGTGATGTTGAGAAACAGAAGAATTGGATGTTCCGTTAGTGGAGTGGCTCAGTTTATTACTAATCGTGGTTTAGATGAGTTAAAGAATTGGTTAAATAGTGGATATGATATAATTCAACAATGGGATGATATGTATTCTGATTGGTTCGCTGTTCCTAACTCAATTAAAACTACTTCGGTTAAACCAAGCGGAACTGTATCTCTATTGGCTGGTGCTACTCCAGGCTTACATTATCCCGAAAGTAGATTTTACATAAGGAGAATGAGGCTATCAAAACATTCAGACTTATTAGCTCCTTTAGAAAAGGCAGGATACAAATTAGAACCAGCTTTTGGTTCAGAGGACACAACAATGGTTGTTGAAGTTCCTGTAGATGTCGGTGAGGGGATAAGAACAGCAGCTGAACTTTCGATTTGGGAACAATTCAGTTTAGCTGCTTTCTTACAAAGACATTGGGCTGATAACCAAGTAAGTTGCACAGTTACATTCAATCCAGAAACGGAGAAAGACCAAATTGCTCCTGCTCTAAATTATTATCAATACCACTTAAAGGGTATTAGTTTATTACCTAGACACGACTATGGTGCTTATCAACAAATGCCTTATGAAGCTATTGAAGAAGAAACATATCATTCAGAAGTTGCTAAATTAGGTAAGTTATCTTTTGGGGTAATAAAAAATGAAGAAGCAGAAGTAGATAAATTCTGTAACAATGATTCGTGTGAAGTAGTTCCAATGACCGGTGATAATGATGATCAGGATTTTGCAAACTAAATGCGGACAG